AGGGGCGTAAGCCCCTCCATCCGAGAGATGACTGTCGTTATTTCTCCGCTTTTATATAACTCACAAGGAGTCTATATGAACGGTGATTATTCACTGTACAATGCTAAGTTTATTTATGACTACCTTACTTCTGTTCTTTCTCACCACATAGCGGTCCAGGTACAACAAACCATCTTACACTGGGTTAAACACCACGGTGTAGAATGGACTGTTAATAGACTTAAGGATTTGCATATGCAAAGAATTAACTATGACATTGCCAACCCTGTACGTTATGTGGCATCACACTCTGATGGGACTCCAGTTGGATCATTCAGACCGTTGTGGAGAATGGAGCTTGCTGATGCATTGCGGGTTCTAAAGATTTACACATGTGTAAAGCTTGACACGCCTACAACTCAGCAGATGTTAAAGTTCACGACCGGTGTTAATTCATCCAAGTGGAATTTAGCATATCCATTGGATAATTTGGGTGTCCGCATAAAGCGGAATTATTATTTCTTACACCCATACCGATGGATCTCTTCACCTACTCGCAGAGCTCCCATTCCTGTCCTGTTAGATAATGGTGATATATGGATAACATCTGAGAAAGAAGATTCTTTATCTTTCGACGATATGGCATCTGTATGTAAGTTACCATTGGTATCCGGGCATGTGTCTAGGTATGTTAATTATTATTCTGATGCCCTTTGGATTAATCGTCCAACATTAGTACGAAATTACTTAGCGCAAAATGTCCAGGTCCATAATCCTAAGATGTATCAATATTTCCCTGTTGGGAAAATTGGGTTCATCCAGGAAAAGGGGGCAAAGCTACGTGCTATTGCAAATCCTTTTCGTATCTTCCAGGTGGCTTTAGAACCGCTTGGTAATGCCTTATTAGACATATTGCAGTCCCTACCCTGGGATTGTACATTCGATCAAGAAAAGGGTGTCAACTTTGTTCAAGATAGCTTGCTTCTTGGGAAAGAAGTGAGCAGTATTGATCTATCCAGCGCGACAGATAAATTCCCATTAAAAATTCAAAGGGAACTTGTTCTGAGCATATTACGGAACTCCGCCTGTAATAACAGGGAAGTAGCGAATTCTCTATATCGTGAAACCCAACAAACGCAGGGCAATATCCCTCAATATGAGGGACAAGGACCCGTTGATCTGGAGGAATCTCTGAATATATTTTGTGAGATTTCGCGTGGTGATTGGTTCTTTAAGATACAGAACCAGCCTCAATGGATAAGTTGGCAGAAGGGTCAACCTCTTGGTTTGCACCCATCTTTTGCAATGTTTGCCCTAACCCATGGTATTCTTCTTAGAAACATCGAGAAGAAGCTTGGAAAGGTGGACACTTTTAGGGTTTTAGGTGATGATGTTGTCATCAACGATCCTAAAGTTGCACAGCAATATAGGGAAGATCTTGATTATTTAGGCTGCGAAATATCAGTCTCAAAGACTCTCGTCTCTAAGATGATTGGGGAGTTTGGGGGAAAGATCATTGATAAAAATGGTCCCCTCAAGGTCAGTAAGTTTAGACCTTGGAACCCTAATGATGTTTTTGGCCCCTTAGATTGTCTAGGACTAAAAGGTGCGAAATTCGTACCTCCTAGCCTGAGGAAGAAGATACTAGTAGCAGCTAGTGCTCCTGAGCCAGTCGGTTTAGGACTTAACCCAAAAGCACTCCCGCTAAGCGAGAGGATGCCGCCAGCTTTAGTTCACTGGTGGTATAATGTTCATAAAGATCTTCCAGACGACGAGACACTCTCTATTCGTGATAGAAAACATCGTCACGAATTGTTCTGGCGTTCTGTATCGTGGAGAATCGGTCCTTTCGGACCTTATCTACATCACTCTACAGATGATACGTTGCCAGTACCTTTCGACCAGAAAGGTAGATCCTTCCCTCAAATAGTAGTTGATCACGTTAGGGCAGTCAACAAAAGTTGTCTGTTCCCTGATGATATTCAATTACATATTGATATTCACCCAAGCCCCCAAAGGGGTAGAGCTATGAAGGGTGACTCGTTGCGAGCCGTTTTGAATCGTATCTTAATTTTCTTCCGTGAATACAGAAGAACAGGTAGTGGAAAATAGACACTAGTTTTACTAGTGAACTTTATTGTGAACAAAGTCCGAAAGGACTAATCCCTTGTTCATGATAGGGGGAGCGCGTTAAATCGCATGGGGGGCCCGCAAGGGCC